TCGTCGCCATCCATAAAACAGTATCTTACAACTCCGTTTCTTTCAGGAATTGGAAGACCATCTTCACCTATCCACCAATCAATAAATTTGGCTACCCAAGAATCAGGGTCAGGGTTACACGTACCCCAAAATCTATTCCTTATATCAAAAGCGTTACGATTGTTTGTGATTAAATATTTAAACTTAGGATACTCTATGTGGGTAATTTCGTCTATTCCTATATAAGCGTATTGTTTACCCTGGTATCTTATTTTGAAGTCTTCAAATGAATCTGAATAGTAGTTGAATTTCAATGCACCTCCCGAATGGAAGTTCCATGTCATATCCGCTTTGGATCGATTATATGTTCCGAAATCTCCATAAATCCCATTAGAGGTATCTACAATATCTGTAAGGTCGTCCACCTCTTTCCTTAAAATTATAGAGCGAAAATTCTTATTGTCATAGTCCTTAAGCACCTCTAAAAGAAGGCTAAACGTTTTACTCCCACCCCTCGATCCACCCCCAATAGTTATATCAGCATCAGAAGTCAACATCTTCTCTTGTCCACCCTTTTGAGGAATTATCTTATACGGATTCCTTTTTTTATAATCCTCCTGTCTCAGATGTTCGATATACTCCCAAGTGTAAACTTTCTGACCTTTATATTCTAAACCACTATATACTTTCATATTACGAAATACTCGTATTATCACTATTAGTTTACAAATATACGAAATATTATCGATAATTGTTTGTATTTCCGATTTTTATTGTTATATTTGCGATACGCTACGATTAAATCGTATGTTTATGGTAAAGAGAATAAGAGCAGTGGCGAAAGAAATATACGACAATCCCGTAAGATGCCCGAACTGTCGGAGGGTGTTAGGGAATATAGTAAGTTTAAACGGTGATGCAGAAATTACATATATATGCCAAAAATGCGGTAACGATATAAACATAGAAATTAAATCATAAGGGGAAACCCACAAAAAGAAAGAGACAATTCAGGTCTGATTAGCACTTCGGTGTTATTCAGACCTTTTTTATTTAAACAAAACTATGGACAAAGAACAAATCTTATCCGAAATTAAAACGAGGGTTGGACAAATCAGCCTTTCAGACAGAACCTTAACAGACTACGTAAGTGCGCATTTACCCGAATGTGAACCAGATGATGATTATTACACTAAACATGTCGAATTTCTTAAATCCTTAAACGGTAATTACTCGCACGATGTAGCCAATGAAGTAAACGAGTTCAAAAAGAACTACAAACCGCAACCAGTAGAACCCAAGAAAGAAGAAACACTTCCAAAGGGTGACGATGAGTTGCTGAAACGGCTTGAAGCACTTGAAAAAGCGTATCAGGAAGAAAAGAGGGCCAATGCCATAAATTCTATCCGTGCCGAAGTAAAGGGCAAAGCCACAGAGCTTAAAGTAGCAAACAAGGCTATCTGGAATGACGTGGTCGAAACTATCCAAGTGAAAGAAGAAACCACAAGTGAAGATCTACTCGCAGAGGTAAAAAAGACCTACGAGAGGAAACTAAAAGAGTACACAGGCGAGGGTGCAAGCCCTTACGGTGGAAGTCAGAGGTCAGGTGCGCCTACGATAAGCGCAGAGGATGCCAAAGCCAAGGTAGAGGCCTTCAAAGAGAAGCAACGTGCCAGAGGCAAGCTCCCCAAGAAAGATTAATAACTTAAAAAATTAACAAGATGCTAAAAGGAACATTTAACACAATAACTCAAAGCTCCCAATCAATAGGAGGCAATAGAGTTGTTTGGTCTCGTGTTCGGGAGTTGTATCAGGGTGGCGGTTTTATAGACGTATCCAAATATGCCCCTAACACAGTAATTCCTGCCGGTTCTATGGTGAAATTCCAAGGTGCAGGGAAAGAGGTTTTAGTGATTACTGCCGTTGGGCAGGCAGGAGTAGCCGAGGTTGCTCAATTAACAGTAACTAAAGGTGCAACTGCAGCAGGTAACTTGACGGTAACTCTTGACGGTACAGACGTAACTATCGCAGTAGCGGCTACTGACGATACCGCAGCTGAGGTTGCAGCTAAGATTGCAGCAGGTACTTACACAGGATGGACGGCAGAAGCCGAGGGCGATGTTGTAACATTTACAGCTTCCGATAACGAAGCTAAAGAAGCTCCCGTTTTCGCAGCAGCCGCTACAGGTGTTGAAGCCGAATTTGAAGTCCTTGTGAAAGGTGTTGATCCTGATGGGTCAAGCCTGGATGATGTTAACGGTCTTATATTCGAGGATGTATATATGCCCGAAGGAACTATTCATGCTACATGTGCTGTTGTTCGCAACGGTAGAATTTATGCCGATAGAGTTTTAGGTGGTGGACTACCTTCTTCTATTGAGAGCCAATTGCCTGCAATTGAATTTGTACGTGAAGACTAAAAAATGATACTATGATACAAAGAGATAAAAATTTTTACGATTTAGTCGGTAAGGGTCTTGCAGATATGGGCTTTCAGGGTTCAGATGCCTTTAACCTTTGGGTAGAAAGCGTATTTGCTGACAAGTATAATGCCGAAGCGATTTATTCGCAGATGGGATTCCCTGTTAATCCCAACATACCTATCAATCCTACTTATTCGCAGATTGAAGCTGCATTTAACGTTTATTCAATGGCTACTTATGTAGACATAGACTCAGACGGTGCAACTAAATCTACTGACGGATTAGAATTGAAGCAAGGTGGACTCCCTACCTTCAAGCATGAAATACCCATATCAAGAAAAATCATGCGTGAGCAGATGGCACTTGCTGAAAGAATGGGTGGAGTGGATAGCCAAATAACTGAAACAGTAATGGATCTGCTTTTCAATAGTGTAGATAAACTCTTAGGAGGTAACTACAATACTATAAAATACCAGAGACATCAGATAATTTCCAACGAGGGTAAATTAGTTATTGATAGCACCAACAATCCTTTGGGTGTTCCTTTAACTCTTGATTTTGGCGTTTCCGCTAAGAACAAGTTTACCGACAGGTGGTATTCTGTAAACTCTTCCACAGGTGTAGTAACTGAACAGTCTGGTATTAACCCTATCAAGAAGCTAAAAGATATCAAGAAGGCTGCCGAAAACAAAGACTATGCTCCTGCTGGTCATTGGGAAGTAAGCAAAAACACTTGGGATATTATAATCGACCTACCTTATTTTAGGAAAATGTGGGCGCAAGCTATGAGACCTGAAATAACAAACGCCGATGCTCAACTTGCATACGGTAATATCCAAGACGACGATACTATCAAGGCTTTCATAGAAAAGCGTATTGGAGCTCCTATCGTAGTTATAGACGATATAGCCGAAGTTGAAAAGAAAGGTGGCAGAGTTACATTAAACTCATTTAACGATGGTGTAATGGTTTACGTACCTAACGAAGACTTGGGAGACGTTCAATTCGGTAAGCCGATATTCTCTATCTCCTCTGCTTCGAGAGCTGCTTTATATGACGGTGGACGTACTCTTTTACTACAACACTTTAACGATGAGACAATGACGCAAGTCATCAAATCAGAAGTTACAGGATTGGTAGTTCCCAATAAGACACGTTGGTTCTATTATTTAAAGATAGTATAATGGCAATTTCTCAACATACTACTGCTACACTCCCCGTTGAAGTATTTCTTCGGGGTTGTGTAGGGTATTCTGTCTCGGATGAAGCGTTAATGTCAATTCTTTTAAGCAGAGAGGTTGAATTTGGAAGTTTGGTTTCAAGCCTTTCTACTAAACAAAGAGAGCTATGCATGGCAGACCTTTATATGTATTGTGCTACCCTACCAAGCGTTTCAGGTACTGTTGAGGATTCCGATGCAGGATGGAAACACAGAGAAGGCGGTACACAAAAAAGTGCATCTGACAGGGCAAGCCTTATTGACAAAGCTAATCTTATCTACAGGAAGTATGGCGAGACTACTAATAAATCAACTATTAAGCTAAGACCTTTTGGAATGAGATTATGGTAAACCCAAGATTCCCTCATACGTGCAAGATTTACAGAATGACTGAACCGACGCCGTTCGATGAAGGTCAGGAGGTAATCATATATGAGGGTAAGTGTAGAAAGTACACTAATACATCAAAATTCAATGAGGTCTTAATTTCTAAATATGGATTATCCATTCCGGGTACTTTGCCGATTAAGGCAGGCGATCTTTTAAATGTAACTGATATTACGGGAACTTATTCAGGTAAGGTTATAGAGGTAAATGCAGGCAATTTGGGGACAACTGTATTCTTTAACAGCATAGGTCAATGACAAATGAAGCATCACTAACCAAGGGTCTTAAAAAGGCACGAGAATTGGCGTTAGAACACGTTAAATCAAATCTTGAAGATATATGCGACCAGCTTGTAAACCACGCTGTAATCAACTACAAATCACCAATAGGAGCATTTACGGGTAACACTATAACAAGTTATGCAATCGGACTCTACTTAGACGGAAAGTTCTCCTACTACTATTCTAACGATGGGATAAAACCACCTGTCAGAGTAAAGTTGAAAAAAGGAGAAAAGGTTCTATTAAGCCCTGATTGGGGCGGAAGGACAAGGGCGTTCACGGGAAGTGTAGACACGGATGGAGGTTATGGAGAAGAGTTTTCTTACAAATTCCTTCAATCATATCAATCTAAA